CACTTGACAAAGATCACTTTCAATCATCTCTAGGTCGTCGTCATTGATTTCAATCAAATCTTGTTCATACAAATCACGTACTTCCTTGACCAATTCAAAGTACTTTTCAGTATATGCACGAAATACGTTTTCACATAAAGATAATCCTTTATCCAAATGAAATTGAAGTTCTTTACTAACTACACATTTACCTACCAATTTCATTGGTTCCGGATTGTAGTTTTCGCCAGCAATAATTCCTGATAGTTTGATCATAGATATAAATAAGTATTATTTCAAATTACGTTTATAATATTTAACCGATGTTGTACTGATTTGATACTTTTCAGCTAGTTGATTAATGGTATACTGACCTGATTGAATATCTGACAAAATTTGTGGTTTTAATTCTTTTAATCTAGCTTTATTTGACGAAATTTTGTTTCGAACTGTATCGGTCATGAATGTTCTTTTTTTACCTTCAAATCCATTTGAATAAGAATAGTTCATTTTTCTGTTCAATAGTATATTGCGTCGTTCGTCGTATTTAACTTTACCATCTTTTTCACCGTATTTGTTAATAAACCAATCTAACGTAAATTTTCCTTTTGATTTTTCTTTTTGTTGAGCAATCGCATCGGGTGTATGAGTTCTTCCAAACATTGGATTGTTTTCACCAGCACATAACGTTGACATTTTCTGAACAAATTGTTCTCTATTTGGATTGTGTGTAATCGTATCACCTCCCGCTGCTTTAGTACAAATGTTATAACCGATGTCTCTCATATAAGGTTTAAACAAATCTAAATAGTGTTGTTCCCTCTCAAATAAAATTGATTGGTTATCATCCGTAGATTCTACAACCTCAAACAAAAACTTATCTTCACCATAAAAGTTCCAAGCATTTTGTAATTTTGTGTTAATATGACGATTGGATTTTAACTTGGATTTGTGTTCATTCCATCTATGTTTGATATCATTAGATGATCCAATATAAAACTTACCATTAACCGTATTTGTAATTTTGTAAATGCCTGTATTTTCCATATTGCCATAAATATCATGAATTTATGGAAAGGTATAAAAACGCAAATAAAAAACCCCACTCTTTCGAGTGGGGCTTCGTTTAGACTTTATCGTCTACCCAAGATTATACTTGGTCGAGATCGCCGACAAGAATCTTGCCGTAGAACTCTGGACGGACAATCTTCTTGGCGTAGCGAGTCATCACACCACGACGTGGAGTGAAGTTGACTGGATCATAGACCAATGGGGTTTGTACGAGTGGGATGTATGGAGCATACACAGCACCGGTTTCTAGGAAGTTATTTCCACGGAAACCAACCAAGATGGTGTTTTCAACCATGGCTTACACCCATTGCGAACTTGGCGCTGTCACCATCGGTGTTGACAACGAAGCCTGGAATTGACTCCAAGATTGTTGCAACGTCTGGTGAGCAGACGAGGAAGTTAGCACCACCACGTAGGGTCAATTGGTGAATCTTGTTTGAGACCTTTTGGATCTTGTTACCAAGAGTTTGGAACCAAGTTGACTTGGTGTAGTAACCGCCGGTACCAGCAGTAGTTGTGTCAGTGATGACACCGCTGTCGCTGATTTCGCGGTTAATCTTTGCGCTCCAACGTGAAGTGGTTACACTTGGAACGTTGGTGATCAACATGTCAAGGATTTCGAGGTCGATTTCCATTGAAACGTACTCACTCAAGAGAGCAGTCAATTCTGCTTCTGCGTCGATGCTGTGGTAAGCATTCAAGTCCTGAGCAAGTTCTGGGGTCCAGACTGCCTTCAACTTACGAGTCTTAGCAACGATTGGCTCGCTCTTCAACTCAAGGTTGACTTCAGGAATACCGATTGAGCTCAAGCTGTCGGTTGTGGTCTTGTCTTCGAAGTCACCACGGTTACTGTCCTTAGGTTGTACACTGTAGTTAACAGTCAAACTTGCGGAAGCAGGGTTTGAACCGGAAACAACGAAGGTTACTTCTGAACCATTGATTGAGGTCAATGATGGGAAGTAGGTTACGATACTAGCAGCGGAGATGGTGAATGAACGAGCACCGTTAGCGTCGAACACGTTACCAGCAGCACTTGAAGCACTGTACAAGTTGGTTGTGGTCAAAGTGAAAACTTCGCCAGCAGCAACTGAAGCGCTATAGTTTGCATCAAAGTTAACTCCGCTCAATGAACTTACAGCAGCGCGGGTAGCGGTGATGTGGTTGATTGATTGGTCGTTAATTGAATAACCGAAACGGCCTGCACCGTAGAGACCACCGGTTGCACTGTCGGTTGAACCAAGCTTGGTGCCGGTACCACCGAATAGTGAACTGTAGTTGTTTGAAGTGTCCTTACTGAAGGCACCGTTGTTGGTTCCATACTTGAAGTCAAGATAGAAGATAAGACCGCTTGGGAGGTTCATTGGTTGAACACTCACAAACTCCTTAGCTGCGATTTCAGCAAACACACGGCGAACGAGTGGGAGAGCAACGCCTGCCCATTGTTCACTGTTTGAAGAAGTACCGGTTGCGGTAGCTTCGTCAAGAAGTTGCTTTGCTTGGTTCTCAAGAAGGATTGACATATTGGCCTTCTCGACGCCGTTTAGGCCTTCGAGCAAACCAGTTTGATCCCACTTTGATTGCAATCCACGGGTCTTAGCCATAAGCTCAGCCTGAGGATTCATATTTGTCGTTAGAAGTGACTTTACATCAGCACTCATAATATATTTTTCCTTGTAGTTTAATTTGTTTCAGACGTTATTACTTTTTAATGCCAGCGAGTGTCTTGAATCTCTCTGCCATTGTGTTTGTACCTTCCACAATTGGTTGTGAAGGTTTAGTACTTGCAACTGCCTTACTTGCCAAACCTTCGGTGATAGTAGTTGCAGCTGTATTTTTCTTCTTAACAACTGATCCACCCAAATTAAACGATTCGGCCATAATAGCATAGGTTAACTTGACTTCACGTACACTCGTAGTGAGGTCAAAATTCTCAACAACCTTCATCTTTTGTTGATTGTTCAAACTGTGAGGTAACTTCTTGAATCTGTTCTTCCCAAACGGATTCATCTTTTTCACCTTTTTCTTCGCCGTCTTTTTCTTCCTCTTCGCCGTCTTCCTTGGCTTCGCTCAAACCTTCTTCGGCTTCAAGTTCAGCGAGAAGTTCTTCAAGAGAAATTTCTTCTTCAGCAGATGCTGCTGGTGCGGTTGCGTCAGCTGCTGGAGCAGCCATTGGATCTACCGGAGCAGCAGGTGCTGCTGGTGCGGTTGCATCAGCTGCTGGAGCAGCAGGTGCCATTGGAGTGTCTGATACTGGAGCAGCAGGTGCTGGAGTATCTGACATTTGAGGTGCTGCTGGAGCAGGTGCTGGTGCAGCAGTTGGATCCATTGGAGCAGCAGGTGCTGCGGCAGCAGGATCAACTGGTGCTTCGCCCTCTTCGTCCATTGCATCCTGTTCAAGTTCAGCAATGATTTCTTCTAGTTCAGCATCAGTGATTGAGTCTTCTTGAGCCATACCATCTTCTTCAAGATGTTTTTCACCACCGTGCATCTCAACTGGTTTATCAGATGCCATAGGGTCTTCGGATGCTTCTTCCTTTAGTCTTTCTGCGAACAATGCTTGTACACGTTCACCAAATGCTTCTTCAAGAGCTACCTTTGCATTAGCAAGAGCAGTAGCACGAACAGCCTTGGCGTCCGCAAGCGCTTCTTTTAATAGATCGGACATATTATATTTTCCTTGTGGTTCTGAAGTTATTGGGGAGGAACTTCAATCGAATTTGTATTATTGTGGCAGCAAAGACGTTGCCGCATTTTGATATAAATATATGTGTTTTTACAAAACATTAAAAAATCTTCGTATTTGTATAGTATTAACGTCTATTTATACTACATCACGATTTATGCCTAATAACTCAAAAGAAAAGATCAAAAACCTCATTAAAGATCTACTTCATGAAATAATCACAGAAGATGAGAGAGTTGTTATGGCTGATAAAAAGGACATAACGTTATTGCCTCCCAATACGTTTGAGTCATATTTGAAACTGAGTATTGGTGTATCATTTACAAATGAAGAAAAGTTGGCAGCAACAGTTCCTAATATCAAAACTCCTTTTGCTAGAAACATTTTTGAAATAAGATACAAGAGTACCGAACAGGTATTGAATGGTGGTAAAATGGAATCAATCAATAAAACCACTGTGATTAAGAAAATCAAAGTGGGTAATTTGTTAGCTTATAAGAGTTTCACTTTAACAGAACCAACCGAGAAACCAGAACAGTCCAAGGACGGTAAACCAGAAAAACCAGAACCAATTAAGGTAACACTGATTACATCTGATAGTTTTACCAATCCAAAAGGTGATCCCGCTCTACTTTCTGAGTTTCTCAAAAAAGTCAACGACGAAATAGGACTTTAATATATGGATACAACAAGCAGTATCGTACAA